TGGCGACAATTGCTGTTGCTATTGCTGACATGCTGACTCCTTAAATTCAATACCTGACAGCGCCAAGGCTTGCCGGTAGTCAATTGTTATCTCAGTACCCATAGCGCCGCCTTTACATCCTTCAATGTCAACTAGCGCAACAAGATCGATGTTGCCGTTAGGCAGCATAACCATTTTTGCGTTTGGTGTTTTTGAGTGGTTGGTAAATCGACCACCTTGTGTTCGGTACCCGTCTATTCTGGCCGCGCAAATAATGTCGCCTGATTTTACTGGTGAAGTCAAAAATAAACCTTTACCTTCAATTGGCGACTCAGCTACGCGAGTAATTTGACTATCCACCCATCTTTGATCGTATTCGTTTTCAGATTGCTGTCTGGCCAACTCATGAGGTATACCGCATTCGTCAAGCAAGTTAAAGTAATCTTTACGGTCGTCTACACGGGTTAGCTTTTCAACCGCCAATTTAGATTGTTGGTCTTGCATCCAATCTTCGCTTTTTTCAATAAAAACAGCTTCCACCGAGTCTGGGTCTGTTAACTCAGTAGCGTAAATGTTTTGCCATACCATATCTTCCAAGACGTACCCTATCTTGCGGCCAGCTTTGCCGGTAAAGATCATTGGCGCAGTCAATACTTGGGTGCTGCCGTCGTCTGTAACGATCATTACTTTGCCGCGCAACATAATGTTCAGGTGGTCAAATTTTTGTTTATGGCCAATAGCCAAAGTGCCCGCAGGCATAAAAACTTCGCGAATGCACACACCAGGGCCAAAATGGTGGACAACAGAACATTCGGCTTGAGGCATTTGCAAAAGTGTTTGCTCAGGCTTTTCTAAACTCAAAAGCTCACGCAAAACCAGTTGGCCGACGTTTTCTTGCTTGGTTAAATTGCTCATAGTTGAGCCTTTATGTTGCTAAGTAAGCCTTGCACTGCAACATCGTATCCGCTTTGAATTCCTTGTGCTTGGCCTAAAGTTTCACAAGTTTTAATCATTTCAGTCAACATCATTTCACCACGCAAAGGTTTTTGACGTTGTGATTTAAAGTGCTTATCTTGTTCGCGCCAAATGCCTTTAAGCGCAGCCAAGTCATTTCCTGCTGCGGCCTGATGAGCAAAGTACGTTAAGTTTTCATCGTTTAACGCGGGTTGCACAACAGGAAGATGGGAACCATAAAATAAGTGATCGTAGCAATCAAGTTGCGCGTCAGAGAATGAATCGCATTTGGTGGCTAACGCTTGGTACAAACCCGCGCCGGTGTCCCAGAAATACATTTTGCCGTTGGCTGGCGCGGAAAACTGACGCAAAGGATCAAAGCCATTAGCGTGTGTATTTGCTAATGCTTGACGCAGCTTGGCCACATCTGGCACCCATAGATGACTAGGGTGCAACCGAGACAAAGAAGTTACGCCGTAATTGTAGAGGTCAGGAATGAGTCTGCCTGCCATTAAGCCGTCAAATTTCCAATACTCTACGTTGTTCCAAAACACTACGTCAGGATCAAGTAAAACTACCGAAGTCATGGCGGTCTGCTCAAACAATACCCAGCGGTAGAAATCTAAGAAATGCTGACGCGGCGCGGGCGTAAACAAGCATCCGGCGTCGAGGGCCGCTTTTTCTATTTGAGGCAATACGTCTGGGTGACTTCCGTTATCAACAACAAGTACTTTTGCGGTGGGAAATCCCACGCGCAATGTTTTAAACACCATCAAAGCGCCGTAGGCCAAAGCGGGGTGTTCGCAGTAAGTCTGAATGACAACGGTCACGATATTTCCCTTCCGCTCACGCGCATGTTGATGGCGCTGGCTGTGCCTGCGATTGTGGAGATAAACCCGCCAGATGGCAAGATGTGGCCAACAAGCTCAGGAAAGATGTACGTTTCAGACGCGGCCAAGGATTTGGCCTTGACGATCAAGTTGTCGTTGCTGGCGGTGCCCGTGGCGGTGATCAAGTTGACGCTGATGGTGGCCGCAGAGCCGCTGTAGTTGGTGGCGGTGAATTTGTCAATGATTGTGGTCACGCCATTGGCCGTGTATTGCGTTGTCTGAGTCGCCTCAACGGTTTTGGCTGGCACTAGATTTTTGGCAGTTACAGTCATTGAAGCACCTTTTACAAAACAACCCAGCGGGAACCTGACGCAATCGTCACAGTCTGACCGCTAGCAATGGTGATCGGCCCAGCCGACATGCCTGAATTTCCAGTGGCTATAGTGTAACTCGTTGAAACGGTTTTGCTGTTGACGTAAATTCCGTTGCCCGCATTAAATTGTTGGGCCAAGAATTCGCCCGTAGAAGGTTTGTACAGCAACTTGGCGTTGCTGGTGTAAATTGTGGTTGGGGTGCCTGTTATGGCGTCGGCAAACAACGGGAAGACGTTGGTGGCCGTGGCGGTGTCATTACTGAGCGCCGCGCCTGATATTACCGTGGCCCATGAACCGTCACCCCGCCAAAAGGTTGTGGCTGACGCGCTGGTGCCGCTGTTCAGATTGGTGACCGGTAGATTGCCGGTAACTTGGGTGGCCAAGCTTACGTTACTCAATGTGCCGCCCAACGTAATCGTGCCAGAAGTTGTAATAGTGCCGCCGGTCAAGGTAATTCCGTTGACCGTCCCCGCAGTACCCACTGACGTAACCGTACCTGTACCGCCGCTAGCTGGCACAAACGGCGGCGCAAGTTGCAGGTCATCCAAAGATGTCTGGTTGTTGCCGCCGCCGGTCAACGTAAACAAGTTCAGAAAGAACCGGTACCACTCACGCGACATCAACCCCGTGCGGGGGTCGATAAACTCGACCCGCGACGAAGGTAGGTTCGTTATATTGAGTTGTTCAGGCATTGGTCGGGCTCAGAATCAATTCAGCGCCCATGATGGCGACCTTTACAGGATCGGTGCCAGACACTTCATAAACCCTGTCCCGTAGCTTGAGCGTCATGCCAAGCCGACGCCAGAAGACGCGCTGATAGTACGCCCCAATCTTGCCCATTGGTGACCAATGCTCATTGCTCCAAGTATGGCCGCCATCATCAGACCAGCGCAGCATGACTTGCGGATCATCGCCTTGCCCAGTGGCCAAACCCGTACCTGATTCGCAATTTAATTGCAAACTGTGGTGCGCGGTGCGCTTCAGGTTGTTTTGACCGCTTGGCAAGGCTCGCCATGAGCGCAGCCATTTTTGAGGTTCGTCATAGTCATCGTAGACATCCAACGTCATCTGGTAAATGTTGCCATTCTCAAAGTCGCCCACAATGGTGTTGCCACCAAAGTTGCACTGACAATTGGATCGGTGACGGGTAAATTCTCCGTTGTCCCAGCCAGCACGTTCGTGCCATGCTTGGGTAGCCACATCAAACACCCACGTGGCGTTGCCGGTGGGAAACGTCAGGACGTAAAAAGCATGGCCTTCTTGCTGGTAGGTGTAGGCCACCGCGTCTGAAATATTGCCGTATTGAGCAATTGCATACTCAATGGCGTGGGTAGATATGCGTTGACCAGTGTAGCCATTGGCCCTGTAGACAATGCCTTGGCCACGGGCGTCAGTACCTAGCCAAAACAGGCCGTTGTCAAGCTTGGCCACAGAGAACGCAGCCACGCAACCAATTTCGTTGAACGCGCCTTGAATGCGGGTCAGCGGGAAGTCAGCCAAGCCAGCGTCGTACCAAACTTCAACAGAATCGGTACCAAACAACCAGGCTTCACGGTGGTCTACGATGAGCGCCACCAAACCGTCGGGCGAGCCTTCAGAGCTAGCAAAATCCAACGGATCGACCGACAGGCCGTCCAACAGCGAGGTCACCCACACCTTTTGGCTGTCTGGCTCATTGAACACAAAATAGCCGTCTAGATAGCCTACAGTCACCGCGCCAGGGAAATCTGGATCAGTGATCTGGGCAAACACGTTGGTGACTTCGTTGTAGATATAACTGTCAGGATTGCAAGCAAAGAATATCTGGGTGCCGTTGTCGGCAATGGACACGGGGCCAGTGCCGGTCACGGTGCCAAGCAAAGTAGGCACAGCGGTCATGCCCGTAACTTTATAGACTTCCAAACCTGACACCACATAAAAGTCAGACCCGTTGGTCTGATGTGCCCAAAGCGCTCTGATTGGGCCGGTGCCAATTGTTTGCAAAAAATCCAACCCAGGGCAGCGCGTTAGAAAAGCCGCCGTCTGACCGTTGTCTGGCGTGGCTTCGGGGTACAGGTTTACCATGCGATTGTTGGCAGCGTTGATGCTGCGAGCAACATAGCTTGCACCAAGAATCGGCGTTTGCATCAGTAATTACCGGCGTAAATGTTGAACCGCTGACGTGAGGCCACAATGGCGTAAGGCATGGACATGATGTCGTCAGGATTGTTGATGCGCTTGAGATTGCGCTTGCTAGTCATTGCAATCCGTTGCACTTGTGGGCTTGGCTCCACGCCAAACTCAGGTGCAATTTCCATCGCCAAATTGTAGGTGAACGCTCGCAAATAGCCTGGTGGAAACAGAATATTGGTTACCAAAGTGGCGGGCTGAGTCAACTCGTCAACCGAAATAAAGTGCCATTCCAAGTTTTGTGTAGGTTGCGGGTAAACGGTCATCGTAACGTCAGGGTAGGTCATGTTGACAAAAATGACCTGCGGGTACGTTGATGTGACAGTCTTAACCGCAATACCATCGTATTGCTGTTGATTGATAAATTTGATGCCGTAAGACACACCGGTGCCCGCGTCGATGTAGTAGGTAGCGTCATCCAGCAATACTGGCCGGTTGCCTACAAAATTACCTGATGGGCCAAGAGTGCGCGTAATTTGACCCGCAGGCCAAGTAAACGTCTGATCTTGGGTGCTAAAAACCGATAGGCGCTCGGTGTTCCATGAATCAATCATCTGATTCAACGCCATCAGCGAATCTTGAGACACTGACGCGGAAGTTGTCTCACCTTCAGCCAACACACCAAGCAATCGCAATGCTCTATTGATTTGATCGCCAGCGGTATAGATGGCCATGTTTATGCTCCTTGTTCGACCACCTCTGGTGATCGGCTACGACGACGTTTGACTTCCAATTTATTAATTGGCCCCCCCTTAACAATTTCTTGCTGAGGAGGAGTTTTTTGGACGTGTCTTACCCAACCATTTTTTTCATCGTACACAGCCTCTGCTTCTAAACACGCAACTTTTGTTCCGTGCACAGAATGACTCATGTAGATGACTGCCATTTAGCTGACCCGATACACGTTGTAAGTCGCAGTACCTGTTTTATAGAACAACAGCTCGCCTGCTCCGCATGGCGAAGTAGACGCCACAGCGGTTATTGCAAAAGTCATTGTTCCAACTAAGGTAATTCCGGTTCCCGCTACGATTGTCACAACACCACTGGATGTACCAAGGTTCACAATTGCCAGTCTAAAACTAGAACCAACTTTTGCGTTAGTCAGTGTTGCATCAAGCAACGCTGCGGTGGGCAACGTGTAAGACGCTGCTGCTGTTCCAGCAGTTGCAACTAGCACATTGTTTGTGACTTGCGCCACGGTCAATGTTGCTGTAACAGTTGCCGCTTGGGGCGTGATTGACGTAATGTCAATTTCATTAAGGTTGCCGTCACCAAATTGGTAACCGCCGCCGACGGATGCAAGTGCCATGATAATTTCCTTTAAAAAAGTTACTGATTAGCAATCGTAGATATTAACCCCAAATGCGGCAAGCCATTGGTGGGCGGATGGTAGAAAAACCGTAGAGTACATCGATCCGGCAAGGCATCCGATCATTGTTAATATCATAATCACGAATGATACGCAGGCTAATGCCGTTATGCACAGCGCGAGCAGCCATATCGACCCCTTGTGGAAGCAACAAATCAGCAGTGGCAAATGTTATCGCCGACTTTGCATACACCAGATTTTGCGGATAGGCAGTAGACGCTGTACCAACAAAGGTAACGGCAGCATTGTCAGCAGGGAAGCTGTCAACAGTAGCCAAAGCGTTTGTACTGGTGTAAATCGGAGGACTGATAGCCATGTTTGCCAAAGCATTACTAGCGCCAGTTTGTGCAGCAGTTACAACGAATTGCTGTAATGACCCAGTTGACTCCCGTGTTTGTGGATTAACTGCGTACACATTAGCAATCGTAAACACATCACCCGCAGTCACTGTGTCAGTTGCACCAGTAAGGCCGTCAATGCTAATAGTCGCTTGGCCTTGGGTGCTAACAGCACCGTTAACCAAAATCGTACCTGCACGGGAGCCAGTGGTGTGAACCTTAATAGATTGGCTCATGTTGATCTCATCAAAGCCCAACACGCCAGTGCCCATCATGCCGTTCTTGAACTGCTTGCTGATGGTGTCGGTGGGGTTGAACAAACCTTTCATGCCTTCGACCAAACCAGCGTTAGCGGCTGGGTTGACGGTAGCGTAACGTGGTGACATCACGGCAGCGTTCTCGTTCAGCTTCTGTTGGGCTTGCAACAAGACCAAAGAAGTAGAAGGAGTGGTGCCTGGGGTGCCAACGGTGTTACCGATGGTTTTGTACGCATTGGCAACGTCAGCATCAATGCTGGAGGCCAACTGGCTGATACGAGGCTTCAACACACGCTCTGCAAAGTCGTCCAATTGCATGGTCAATTCAGCAGATGTGAAGTTCACGCCGATGTGCTTTTGTGAAGCAACAGTCAAAGTGGTGAACTGTTCGTTGTCGTCCTGAACTTGCAGGGCGGCACCGTCAGTTACCAGAGCGCGGTCGGGTAAACGGATACGCAGTGTAGAACCAATCTTGGCACCTTCAACAGCAAAGCTGTCGTCGTACTGACGGTTCACGTTACGGGTGAGCACCAGGTTGTTCTCGAGAATTTCGAGAGCTTTGCGGGTGATCATGTCGATCGTTAAGATACTATTAGACATGGAAAAAATCCTTCAAAAATTGTTTAGCGGTTGGCTTGCGCTTGCCACTTTTTCATCTGCCTTGCTCTTTCAGCTTCAATCCACTGCGAATCCGTCATGGTCTTGGTAGACCGTGGATCAGTAGTGTCATAGGCTGGGCCCCCAGAGGAGCGAGCAGTGACAGGCGAAATCGGTGCTGGCGCAGACGTGGTTCGTTTCACGGGAGGATCGTTGGCCATCTTGGCCTCAATTCTCCCAATTTCTTTAGCCTGCACGATAGGCGCAAGACGAGAGATTCGTTCCGCTTCCTTGGGGTTGGCACCGAGGTAGTAAGCTACTTCAGGGCCTATGTCCGAGGCTCGGATCGACTCAGCCATCACGTCAGTAATTGGAAGTTTCGGGTTGTAGGCAACTTGTTCAAAGTCGTCGTACTTACTCCGAGCTTCTTCTTCGCGTTCGTGATAAGACTCAAGAATTGCAGATTGCTGCCTTGCTTGTTCTCGCTGGGCTAACAGTTGTTCAGCTTTCTGATAGGCCAATGCGTCTGCATAGTCTTCAGGGCTGTCAAACTGATCGACCGGCGGGATCGTTGCTGGCGCTCTCAGCGTTTGGGCTTCCGCTTGACGTTGAGTCTGCTCTCTTTCCCACTTACGTTGTTCTCTTGCAAGCCTTTTGCCGATTGCTGCATCAAGTTCTTCTTGGGTAAAAACCCGTGAAGGCTCTTTTGCTTCTTCAGCGACTTCCGGCGCATTTACATTTGCTTCAGGAGTGGCCGTCACTTCTGCTGCGGGCGCGGAGTCTACTTCCGCTAAGGGTTGTTGGACTTCTTCAGTCATTTTTGAATCCTAAGATCCCCTGGTGATCCGCACCAGTACGGGTTTTGATTATTCGAAAATGATCGTTGCTGACACTGTACCCGAAATTACCACATAAATGCCACTGTTGACGTAAATACCGTCAAGAGGGAACACATACGATGTGGCAGCGGCGGGGGTGAACACACTCAGAACAGTCCGACTTGTGGTCGCAGCGGCAGAGTCATAAACCGTGATAGTTGGCGTGGAGGAGGCCGCGCTGACAAAAATACCTTTGAGTTTGCCGCCCATAGGCTTGATGTTGGCGGTCGCTGTGATTTGTGCAAAATTTGCCATGATGTGTCCTTATGCCAAGTATTTGAGTTTGTAGAGGGTGCGAAGATAAATCTCAACGATGTTATCGATAAGCTGTTGCAATGACGAATCTGTTTTGTCTGCAACCTTATACCGAGCACCTTCGATTTCAGCCAACGAGCTTTCTAAAAACTCAATGATGT